AGGCCCACCGAGACGCCGTTCACGTCCTTGTGGCCGTTCCACTCGCTCTTGCCCGCGTGCCACGCCCGGCGGTCGTACGGGACCACGGTGTAGACCTTGCCGTCACGCCCGACGAGCGCGTGGTAGCTGACCTTCGACTCGCTCGACTGGAGCCACGACAGGCACCCCTTCTCGTTCGGGCTGGCATCGGCGTGGAGGACGATGACCTTGACCGCCTGTGCGCCCCGCGTGTTGTGGTTCGGGGACGGGTGGGTGCAACTCATCTGACCACCGGGATGCTACCAGTCTTGCGACGCGGCGCGGCAATCACGCCCCACTTCTTGGCGTGGTAGAGCGCCGCCCACGCGAACAGGATGGCCGTCCCGACGTTGCGCGTGAACTGCGACACCGACACTTCGGGCATCGTCAGCGTCGCCAGCAGGCTCCCGGCCACAAAGAACGAGAGCCCCACCCGCACGGTCCAGTACGACCGGGGCCGAAGGTGCTGCGTCGCATCGAACCCCGGCGCGGCTTTCGTAAAAATCATAATGTAGAACGCGGCGGAGGCGAGCGTCATTACCGCGTTAGCGAAGAGGTTCAGCCGGTCAAGCATCTTTCGTCTCCGGGAAGATTTTGCCAATGACAATCTCGACCCCACGCTGGCCCAGCACTCCGAGGAGAAACGCCATCGCGCTCATCGTCTGCTGGCTGGCCTCGATGCCCGTGAGCGAAAAGACCACGGGCGTCAGGAAGTAGGCGCTGCTCGTCCCCGCGCTGATGGCGAGGAGGTTGTCCCGCATATTGCCGTGGCTGGCTTTGCCCACGGCGATGAGGCTCCCGAAGAAGCCGGCGACCACGAGCATGATGCTGTTCTTATCCTGTGCCATCGTTACTCCTGCCCGGTCCGAAAAATGCCGAGCGGATCGTTAGGGTCAGACTTCCGAATACTCATCGCCTCCGCCTGCCGCCGCTCCACGAGCCCCGGCAGGTCCCGCAACCGCCCCCGCACCCGCGCCTTCGTCGCCGTCTCCAGAATGTCCGCGCCCCGGTCGTACTCGCCAGCCCGGAGCGCCTCGATGACGCCATAGCGCCGGAGTTTGGTCGGGCCGAGGTTATAGGTGGCCGAGAGGAGGCCGGGACTCAGTGGCACCCGCTGACGCTCCAGCATCGCCGCGTCCTCGGCCAAGCGCCCACGAAGGAAGTTGAGCGCTGCCTCCCGGCTCCGGGTCGTACCAGGGCCGACCGACGGCCCCGTCTCGCCATAGCCGACCGTCCACACGCCCGCCGGGTCCCGGTACGCCCGCTCCCGGAACCCTTCCCGCGGGGCCACCATCTGCAACGCCTCGTCCAGCAACTGGGCCCGGACGACCTCGGGCGGCGGGGGCCTGTAGGGCAGGTGCCCACGCACCACGGTCTTATCCGCCGGGACCTTGAGGCGATCCTTGGGGATGAGGGAGTCGGGCATCAGTAACCAATCCCCGCGGCGAGCAGGTAATCCTTCAGCGTACTCGGCTGCATCAACGGACGGCCAGCGGCGGCCTCTTCCAGAGGGCCAAGAATCTTACGCGCCCGGAACGGGGCTGCGATAGCCCGGGGAATCCCGAACGCCTCTTGGATATCTGGGCTTATCTTGACCGCCTGTGCCAGCTCAGCGCGTGCCATCGGCAGGGCCGCCTGCACTTCCTCTGGAGACATCTTGGGGATCTTGCGGGCGAATGGCGCGAACCCACGCGCTCCAATCTTTTTGGCGGGGACGCGAGTGCCGCGTATCACCGGACTAGCGACCTCACTGGCATAGACCCCAGCCTGCTGCGCGGCCTTGCCACGCGCCGTCTCAGTCACGGCCTGTCGATATAGACCCTGCGTGAAATAATCCGACTCATCCAATAGCCGCCTAGCCAGCACTTGCGCGTCCTCGCCAGAGAGGCGCGTCGCCGCCCTCACGCGCTGAGCGCCCGTCCCGGCTTGGCTGACCGCCGCGTTCTCGGCGGCCTTTTGCACGTCGATGATATGCTCCCGCACCGCCTTCAGGATATCCTGCTGGCTCGGGTTGGGGTACTTCTCTCGGAACGATGGGCTACTAAGGATGTCATCGACATACTCACGGATGCCGGCCTGACCAAACGTCTGCGCTGGGCCCTGCGTAACCCGGCCGGCAGCCTCCGCCGCCTGATACATCGGTGCAGTCCTCGCTCGGAGCGCCTGCTTCATCGCATCCTCTAGCACGTCGGTAGATGGCGTCCCCATCGCCTTAGCTAAGTCGGTAAGGGCAAACCCAAGTCGGGTTGCCCCAGCCAAGGCCGGCGCGGCAACCGCCCCAACCGCCCCAGCCTCAAGCGCCGACTCCAGCCGACGCCCCTCCATGCCAGGCGCCCCGGAGAGGAGTTGCTCGCCAGCCGCGAGGCCAGCGCCACCCCCCATCAGTCGCGCCGCACCCGATCGCGCCACTGGCAGCCTCCCAGCGGCCTGTAGCGCCCCACGCAGGGCCTGCGGGGCACGGCCCGCTATTGCCCCTCCAGCGGCCATCAGGGGCAGGCCGCCCGCCATCCGGCCAACCGCCGAGGCCACTGGCACATCAGTCGTCTCCGCCTGAATCTGCCGCTTGGCCTCTTCCAGCGGGACGCCACTGGTCGCGGCCCGCAGACCGGACATCGCCAGCTGAGCGCCAGGGAACCCAGCGGCCACCGTCTGGAGCGCCTCTAGTCCTGCCCTAGCGCCCGCCTTGATATTTGCCGCGGCGGGGGACATCTCGGCCAGCCCCATCGGGTCCTCGCGCTGCATCTCGGCCGCGTTGAACGCCGCAATCTTCGGAGCCCACCGCTGAATTTCGGCGTTAATCTCCTCCGCCGAATACCCGTTCTCCCGCATAAAGCGGATATTTTCCAGCATCGCCTGCGTCGGGTCCTTCCGCGGCGTCGTCGGGTCACCGTTGGCCATTAGTATTCATCCGGGTTGTAGGGCGGAGGACGGCGGGTGGTCGTGGCAGCCGTCGGTCGTCCGGCAGGCTGGACCGCGCCACTCGCCGCACCGAACTGAGAATAGTACCGGGACGCCGGAAGCGCGATGTTGTTGAACGTCTCCAGCTCACGCATCCGCGAGGCCGACTTGTACTTCTGGGTCGCCTCAGAGTCGCCGGACACCGGGATGACCTGCGACTCGACCCAGCCGATTTCTTCCTTGTTGAACGCCGCGCCGGTGTTCTTGCGAAGAATCGGCTCGGCAAACTGGCGAATCGCCACCACCAGCTGCTGCTCCTCGTCGTTTAGCATCCGGTTGGCAATCGCCCGGGTCACCGCATTGTCCGCGGCCAGTGCCGCAGAGATGCGATCCAGTCGCGCCTTCGGGCCGTACTGCTCGATGATTGGATTGGCCGCCGCCATGCGCTGGGCGAAGAGGAAGCTCTTCTCCTGCGCCTCAGTCGGCCGTGCCGGCGGCTTGCCAGCCTCCTCATCGGCTCGAACCGCTGCCAGCGACCGACTCGCATCAATCCGCATCTGCGTGAGGTCCCGCTGGAGCTTCGCGTTGGCCTCCGCCTGCTCCTTGCGGGACTGGCGATCCTCGGCCCGCTCTTCCGCGCGGAGTCGGCTCTCCGCCCGCGTCTTCATCAGGTCGCGCTCGTATTCCAGCCCAGCCAGCCGCTCCTGCCGTGCTGTCGGCGCCTCGGCCCGGACGAACTCCTGCCCGCCGTAGGTCAGCCGCTGGGCCGGCGCGCGACCGGCCGTAGCCAGCGCCTCCGACAGCGCCCCCACGCCCTGCCCGCTCACGGCGGTCATCGGCGCTCCCGCCCGCGGGTTGAGGGCGGACATCAGCGCCTGCGAGGCGACCTCGCCCCCCTGCCGCGTCACGGCCTGCTGCCGCTGGGTCAGCTCCTCTGGCCGCATAAACCCAGCCTGCATCAGGTCGAAGATGTCCCGAGACTTCTGCCGCTCTTCCTGTGCCTTCAGCCGATCCTGCTCCCGCTGCATCTCCTGCTGGCGGGCGTACCCGCTCAGGCCCCCCGAGATGGCGCTCAGCGCCGCCTGTAAGGCCACTCCACGATTACCCCGGCGTGCCATTACCTATACCCTCCCCTTGGGCCACTGGTGGACGGTCCCGTTGGGCCAGACGCCGGACCAGACGGGCTTGGGCCACTGCGCGGCGTGGTCGTGGTGGTCGTGTCCGTGTCATCCTCGCCGCTCGGCGGCGGCGTGATGCCGAAAATCTGGTAGATATAGGGCATGATGTTCTTGATGGCCTCCGGGTCATTCGACCCCGCGATGGCCTGCGCCAACTGGATGGCAAGGTTCATCCGCTGCGTTCTCGCCTGCAACGTCTCCTTGCCGCCAATCGTCCCCTCGAATTCGGCCAGCCCGAGCTTTTCCTTGAGCTGACGCTCCAACTCACTCTGCCAGATATCGGCCCGCTGGCCAGAGAGTGCCGCCAGCGTCGTGAGCTGCTGGGCCCGGGCGCGATCCTGCGCGTCCATCTGCTGCTGGAGCAGGTTGGCCTCAAGCGTCGAGAGCGCCCGCGCCTGCTGGCCCCCCAGGTCACCGAACCGCCCGGCCCCGATGGTCGAAGCCGAGAGCCCGCGACGGGCCATCTCCTCTTCCAGCGCCGACCGCTGAGCGCCGAACGTCTCCTCCAACTCAGCCGTCCGCGCCGCACGAATCTTGGCCATCTCTTCGTTCGAGTATCCGGCAGGCTGCTTGAGGATGTCCTGAATCTGCCGAATCAGGTCATCATAGGCGCTGGACGGCGAGGGCGGGCCAGACGGCGGGACATCGGCCGACGGTCCGGGGGTTGTTGGCTTCTTTTCCTCCTCCGTCGGCAGCGGCCCACCGTCCGGCGCCTCAGCGGGCGGAGTCGGCGGCACATCAGTCGGGGGAGCTTCAGTCGGCGGAGCGGCCGGTACCTCTTCCGGCAACGGCGCAGCCGGAGGCGGTACCTCAGTCGGGGGCGCTGCTGGCGGCACCTCTCCAGCCGGCACCTTCGGCTTCTTGGGCTCCGGGGGCTGCACTTCTCCCGTGTACGGATTTACCGCACCCGGGGCCATCGTCGTGGTGATGGTCGTGCCGGGGGCCGCATACTCCGTCCCCGCTGGCGGAGGCGCCTTCGGCTGCGCCTTGAAGACTGGCATCTGCAACTGATCTTGCAGCTGCTGAAGCATCGGCGGCTGGGCTGGCGTCCTGACCTGCTGGGGCGCTGGACGGGCCTCGCCCGCCGCCTGCATCTGGGCGAAGGTCCTCGCCGGCTGATCCTGAGGCTGAGCGACTGCCTTTGGTGCCTGCTGCTGGCCGAAGAGGTTGCCGAAGCCAACCCCCTGCTTCTTGCCGCTGCCCGTCGTGCCAAAGAGATTGGCGTAGCTACTAGTGGCCATAGGAGAGGTTATCGGTTCTGGGTGGACAGGCCCTGCAAAGCGGGGACGAAGAGCTGGGCGAGACGACGCCGCCGGGCCTCCTCCTCCTCCCGTAGCATCCGCTCCAACTCCGCCTCTTCCGCCGCCAACTGCGCCTGCTGGGCGGCCTGATAGCCACTGACGCCAGCTTGCAGGAACTGAGCAGTCGCCATCGGGTTCTTCTTCGCCAGCTCATACGCCGAGCTGGCCAGGTTCCCAGCCGTCTGCATCCCGGGCTGGAAGTAGGACTTGAGCGCCTGCCCAGCCCCCTGCAACCGCGTCCCCGTGGACAACCCAGCATCCGTCGCAATCGTCGCCGGCGTCATCGCTCCGCGCGCCCCGGCCCCGAGACTGCCGGTAAGGTAGCCCTCCATCGCGCCGCGAGCGCCCTGCCCGACATCGAATCCGATGCCCGACTTGCCCGGGCGATCCAGCCCGCGCATCGCCGCGCCCACCGCCGAGGCCGCGGCAGGGCCACCGAAGAAGCCAGCGGTCAACTGGGCCGCCGGCCGAATCCACGACTTGCCGACATCCCAGCCACGGGCAATCCCGCCCCGCCGGCGCTTCTCTTCCGAGAGCCCCGCCACCCGCTGCTGCTCCTGTCGCCACTCAAACTTCTCACGGCTCGCGCCCTTGCCGAACATCCGGTCGGCTTCTTCTTGAATCTGCTTGTACGTCTTGGCCATGGGAGATACCCGGGAGGAGGTTACTTGGACTTGCGCTTGAGGGCCATGCGCCGCTTCGCCCGTTCGGGGAGGTCAGCGTAGGCAGACTTTGGCGTAGCCTCAATGTACTCCTTGGCCACGGCCTTGGAAATGCCGGTCTTCCCGCGACCGGCGGCGGCAGCGTACATCGCCCGCTGTTGGGCTTTGGAACGGATCGGCACGAGGGCTCCTTACTTCACGATGGTCGGCTTGCCACCGACCCCTTGGGGTTCACTGCGCTTGCGACGGACGGCCAGCCGCTTCTTCTCCCGACTCATCCCCGCCGCCTCCGCCTTCGGGCGGCACTTCGGGTAGCCCGCCGATGACGTATCCGCCTCTGAGCGCCCACACGGGGGGTGCTGGCCGGACTTGTCCGTGCGGGAGATGTCCACCCACTCCTCGCCAAACCATTTGCCCAGACCGCCCTTAGCCATTGGATTCCACCTTGTTATTGGGTCCCCGCCATCCCCCGCCCATCGCCTTGTAGCGCTTTGCGGCGTAGGCGTTGGCGTAGGCGGAGGGGTAGACCTTGAACTTGGCCTTGGCTTCGGCCACGGCTGAGGCCCACTTGCCGGGATCGCTGGGCTTCGGGCGCTTCAGCGCGACCTTGCGTTTCGGCATCGTCAGCTCGCAATCAGGACCCACGCGCCGCCGGTCCAGACATAGACCCCGTTATTCGGCGCGTCGGTCGCACAGTAGATTTGCCCCTCGGTCCCCGTGACCGGGAGGTTGGCATATGTTCCGGCGGTCGGGTGGGCGATGACATCCGCCTGATGGCCAACGAACTTGTCACGCAGGACGTTATCATTCCCCCGTGTCTCGTAGGCCGCCCGATCCATCCCTACCGGGGACGTGAACGGCTTGATGTCGTAGTCCCCGATGCCCATTAGGCCCCGGCCTCCAGCGCGGCGACGCGGGCCTCCAGCTGCTCAATTCGCCCCATCGCCTCCTGCAGCGCCTTCGCCGCCTTCATCAGCAGAATGCTCGACTTGACCGTCTTGGTCGTCGTCCCGTCGGCGTTCGTATGCTCATCAACAAGGCCCGGCGAGGTCTGAGCAATCTCCTGCGCGACCACGCCGAGCATGAATGGCGCATCCGAATTGGCCTCTACGTCGGTCTTCATCCGATACTTCCGGAATCGAACGGCCTTGATATCATCCCACTGGCTTGACGCATCAACGATGTCCTGCTTCAGCGCCTCGTCTGAAATAGTGCCATACACGCCATCGTGATTCGCAAGGTCGCCATCAGACCAGATGTAGCACCGCGCCGTGGTCGAGTCCTCGCAAATGAGGAAGTACTGCACCGTGCTGTTGTCTGGAGAGGCCGAGGCAAACTTAAGATAGACGCCCTGCGGACTCGCGTTGGTATGCGAGGCGTAGAGCATAAAATTGCTGCTCGGATTGGCGCTGGTACGGATCTCGGGATACGTTCCTGTTGACGACTGATACGTCCCAAGGTCTGAGAACTTCGGATATAGCCCGCCTCCGCCCATTCGGAAGCGCTCCGTCCCGCCCGTCGTCAGCGCCACCGTGTCGGCCGATGGGCGGAAGAATCCGGTGTTCGTGTCCGCGCTGAACGTAATCCCAGGCGCACCAGCGGTCCCGTCAGCAAGGTTCGACACCCCAGACACCGTGAGCCCCGTCAGTGTCCCAACCGAGGTGAGGCTGGAGGCCGTCACACCAGACGCCAGCGTCGCGCCAGTCAGGGTACCCGCCGCGGCGGGTACCGTGATGTCGGCCGTGCCATTGAACGCGACCCCGTTAATGCTGCGGCTCGTGGTCAGCGACGACGCCGACCCAACCAGCGTCGCGGTAATCGTCCCGGCGCTGAAGTTCCCCGAGGCATCCCGGAGGACGACTGTGCTGGCCGTGTTGGCCGAGACTTCCACCGTTCGCGGAGCGCTGAACTCGACGTAGAGCACGCCGTTGCTGGCGTGCGCCCGGAGGACGTAGGCCACCGGCTGGTAACTCCCCGAAGTCGGCTTGGTCGTCGTCAGGCCCCCGGAAGTATTGGGGTAGAGGATGTTCCCGATGGCAAAGGCCACCGTGTTCACGTCCTCCAAGATGCCCGTATTCACGACATAGCCCAGCGCCCCGTTGGCGATATCCGCCTCCACGATGCCGAACGCCACATCAGAGGCGCTGGCGACCTTGGCGATTTCGGCCACGTCCTGCCCGGTGTTAAACCCGGTCACCTTGACGATGTCGCCCTTGACCAGCGTTTCCGTCGCCTTGCAGTAGATGTTGATGCTGTCGCCGCCGACCTCGTGCCAGTTCGTGCCGTCGCTGATCCAGAGCTTCTGCGGGTGGTCGCTGTTAATCCACTTGGTCCCGCTGCCAGCTACCGAGGCCGACGGGCGCGAGGCCAGTGACGACGACTGAACGTGGATGCCGGGGTCGGCATCGTGGTCCACATACTGCGTCCGAAGCGTGTTGTCGTTGCCCCGCACGATATCCGCGTTGAGCGCGTCGCCGTTCTGCGGCGTGGTGAACGTGCTGACTGCGTGCTGTCCAACCGTCGTTGCCATTTATCGACGCCCCAAGGCGAAGGTTTCGGTTTGCCACTGACTGAAGACCGGCAAGGTCGTGCCGGCGTCGGTGATCGTTACATCCACGAAGTAGCCCGTCCCACTCATCGGCACCCGGAAGTTGCGGCTCAGCACGCCCGACCAGAAGCCACTGCCCCACGTCGAGCCGGTGGACCAGACGCCGCCGTAGCCCGCCGGAAGCTGATAACTTCCCGAGGATTCATCCGTCAACCACGACACGGAACAGCTACTGGACCCGTTCAGGTTCGCAGTCAGATACCCCCAGCGCAGGGCCTTGGCCAGCGCTGGATCGCCCATGTACTGGCGGTGGAACTGGGCGACCATCGTGTAGACATCGCCCCCGGTCCCATTCGCGGCGACGTTGTCCTTGTTGTAATTCGGCGCATCACAGAGGCTGACCCACCCGCTGGCGTCCCCGCGCAGGATGACCGGGAGGCCGCTGGTGTTGATCGTCTCGAAGAGCGCCGTCGTATCCGGGCTGACGTAGGCCCCGTTCCAGGGGCCCGACCACGCATCCAGCACCGTGTGGTACTGGTAGCACCCATAGCCCGGGATGGTGATCCAGAGTTCCTTGGTCGCCCGGTTGATGACCGCGCGGATCTTGTCGAAGTCCGACGACGACAGCTGCCGGATAATCGGGAGAATCGGGTCCGGCTTGGTCGGCGTCCCCACCGCCGCCACCTCGCCCTCGTTGCAGCGGTAGAGCCCGCGCTCGGAGATGAAGTAGGCGATGTTGTTGTTCGCCACGATGCTCTTGGCGGCGATGGTGCCGACATCCGCCGTCAGGCCCGCCGGGGCCGCCACGATGTCGTCCTGTCCGTAGCCCGTCAGGCGCGAGATGCCGCGCCGATGGAAGATGAGGAGGCTGGTGTTGACCGAGGCCAGCCCGACGATCTTCTCATCCCCGAAGGTCCGGACCACGATCTGGCCGCCCCCGCCCGCGCCATACCCGAGGGTGTCGCCGTTGTTCAGCGAGGAGTAGAAGATGCTGTCCGGGAAGCTACTGTTGCCACATCCCCAGAGGCGCTGGTTGTGGACCTGAATCGTGTCCGTCGCCACCGTGTTGACAATGTCGGATGTCAGGACCGAACCACTCCACTTGTTCAGCAGGCCGCCGTCCGCGATATAGACCACGTCCGCGCCAGTCCCATCCCGGAACTGGGCGAAGTCCGGCGCGACGGTCGAAGAGAACGTCCCGCCCTGATTCGTGTAGGTCAGCGGGAAGGTGCCGTAGGTCGTCGTGAACAGGTCCGTGTTGCAGACCGCCAGAATCTGGTTCGTGCCGCTGTCCTGCTGGAACGTATAGCCGTTCAACACCGACGCGGCCGCCAGTACAGCGCTGGAGGTCCGCTGGGTGCCGCCCCGCTTGCTGGCCGCGCCATAGTCCGTCAGGCGCATATTGACCGTCTGCCGCAGCTGGTTCGGCTGGAGCGAAATGTCATCCGAGACGCTGTTGAGCCCGCCGTCCATCCGCGGCTGGGCGTCCGCCAAGCGCTCCCGGGCCATCAGCCGCCACTCCAGTCGTACTTCTGGTCCGGATAGGCCATCATCGTCGGCTGGATGGTGTAGCGCCGCAGATCGTCCAGCAACAGCGTCCGGGACAGCTTCGCCTCCTCCCGGAGGACCCGCGCCGCTCCCGACTCCGCGCCGCCCTTGTTCAGCAGGGACGCGCCCGCCTCGTTCGCCAGAATCAACTCCCCGCCATCCGGGAAGTCGATGACCGAGTTGTCGGTCGCCAGCTGGTTGAACGGGGTCGGCTTGTAGTTGACGTAGACGTAGAGCGTCGTGCCCGAGGCCACCGGAAGCACCTGCAGGGCCTGCCCCGCCGTGTAGAACAGGCGCGGGTAGGTCGGCAGGTAGTTCGTCGTGGTGGCCAGCGGCACGTCCTGGAACCGGGTCTGGGTGTACAGGACGTTCCCGTCCGACACCGAGAGGACCCGGTAGAAGTTCTGCTGGGTGTCCCCGCCGCCCGTCGAGAGGGCGCTGAAGGGCACCATCCCGTCGCCGTCCGTGCTGACCGTCCGCTTGGCGAAGGTGTAATACGGCTGGGCATTGAGGATGTTCGACCACTCGTCCCCGTACACGCTGCTCAGCACGGTCGTGATGGTCGCATCCGACCAGCGATCCGAGGACACCGCGTCCATCGTTTCGCGGGTGAGCGCAATCAGTTGGGCTTTGGTGACGGCCACGGGGCGAGGGGGTAAAGGACTACAGCGTGTCCAGCGCCTCGGTCAGCGCGGCGTCCGCGGCCTGACTGATGGGCTGGGTGGCATTGAACTGCTCGACAAAGTCCGCCATCCGGCGCACCTCGTCCTTGGGGTATTGCCGGAACGTCCGCTCCAGATACCCCGGCGCTTCATCGACGCTGCACAGCATCGGGAGATACCCGATGATATCGTGCGCCATCTCCGGGTCCGTTTCGCCCTGCTGGACCCACTCCCACCGGCGATCCTCCGGGCCCCATCGCAGGCAGATGGCCCAGTGTTCGCCCGTGTGCTCCAGGAACCGCAAGAACAATCCGGCGTGGAGGGCCCGGAGCCGCGCCACCACATGGGTGGGCGGCTCGGGCTGGCCGGCTGCGTTGAGCAGCACGGTCACGTCTTACTCCTCGACGAACAGCTCGACCACGCACACGATGTCGTCCGGCTGGACCGACACCGCGCCCACGGTCACAATCTCAAACTCCAGCGTGTCGCCAGGCAGCAGCGTCCGCTGAGCCTCCGTCAGGGTGCTGGTCAGCGCCAGCGCCAGCGCCTCACGGGCCGTCTTGGCGTTGATGTCCAAGTCCGCCGTCAGCGTCACGGCCGTGTTCGCCGTGCTGTCATACTTGATGAGCCGGGCCACGCAGGACGTGGCCGCGGTGGGGTAGGTCCCCGCCGACACGGTCGCGCGGTTGATGAAGCACTTCCCGGGCATCGCGCCCATCGTGTGCGTCTGGGTGCCCGCGGCGAGCGTCCCGGTGTTGATGCGACCGCTCGTGAGCGGCACCGGGAGCGTCCCCAGTCGCCCCGGCTTCGGCGCAAAGAAGGTCAAAGGCATAGAAGTCCTCAGAAGGACAGGGGGCCGTCACCGACCCCCTGCCACTTCAGTGAAGGTTAGACGTGCGTGTAGCGAGCGGTGTCGGTGTACCCCGTGATCGAGCCGTGCGCGTTGCGCGCGAGGCAGGCGAGGTTGCCGTACCAGCCGTAGGTCGTCTCGAAGGCGTCACGCCCCGAGAGCCAACGCCACGGGCCCGCGCCCTCGAACTCGACGAAGCCCCAATCCTTCGCATCCACCCACGACAGCGAGGGGATGTGGAGGAGGTAGATGGTGCCGGCCGGGACGTAGTAGTCCTGGACGAGCGGCACGCCGCAGACCTCAAGGGCCTTGTAGCCACCCTTGATCGTCGTGGCGAACTCGCCGGCGGTGAACCGGCGCTGGCCGACCATCGACTCCATGAGCTTCTTGGCGAGGCCCGGGGTCGTCATGAGGAGGAAGTCCTTCGGACGCACCATCGCGTCCTTGCCGCTGCGGCCGGAGATCTTCTGGATGAGGTCCCAGATGTCCGACTCAGTCGGCTGGTTCGCATCCGGGGTATCCGTGCCGGCCACCATCCGGGTCGCGTCCCAGATGCCGTAGGTGGACGCCGAGATGTTGTGGAGCGAGGCGTACGACCCACCACGGTTCGTGATGTTGATGAGGCCGTTCATCGCGCTGTTGAACGAGGTGTCCGAGGCGGTCGCCTTGACAATCTTGTCCGTCGCGGCCATGCCAGCGATGGCCGTGCCAAGCGTCAGCGTGGCGTTGTCGCCGCTGTTGCTGATGGCCGTGATGGCCGCGCGGCCAAGGACCGCGTCCGACGCCGAGGTGTCAAGCACCGCGATGTAGTCGCCCACGGAGAGGAGGAGCGAGCCCTGGCCCGCGCCGCTCACGCCGTAGGGGGACGACACGATGATGCTCGTGGTGGACGACACGGTGCCGATGAGGGCCACGACGCCGTCCGCCTTGTTGTGGAGCGCCTGCTGCATGAGCAGGGTGGACGCCTCCTTGATCTCCTCCATCGTCTTCTTGGCGATGGTGGTGAAGGCAGCATCCTTGGACTGCGTGCCGACGAAGGCGAGGCCGTCAATCTGGCGCGTGGTGTACGCGCGGACGACGCCGACGTTCGCCTGCACTTCGGTCGCGGTGGTGTCAGGCGGGAAGTACCCGGCCGACGAGAACGTCGCGCCCGCCGGACGGCCGGTCACGACATCGAAGAACACGTTGTTGCCGCCCCAGCGCATGTTGCGGGGGCCGCCCGCCCGGCCCTTCTCCAGCTGGGCGAGGAGGGGGGTGACGAGGTTCTGGACCTTCTCGCGGAACTGGCTGTAGACATTCTTCAGGAGGCCAGTGAGTTCCGCATCCGTGATAACGGTAGGATTCGGCATGAGAGTGTGTGTGAGAGACTAAGTGTTAACGGATCGACGCGAGAATCTCCGACATCGCGGAGTCCAGCGCGTCATCGACGGTCGCCGGTTTGGCGGCCTTCGGCTTCGCAGGGGTGTTGCTCGCCGCACGACCCACGGGCTTGGTGGCCTGCCCCACCGCCCGCTTCGCCTTCTGGGCCTCGACTTGCGCCTTGGCGACCGCGGCCTGCGCTTCCTTGACCTGCGAGGAAGGGGCAGACTCACTACGCCGGGCGTGCTGCATCTGGGCCCAAACCGCCAGGTCCTGCACGATGTACTGCCGAGCGGCGTCGAACTGTGACGCGGGGAGATAGGTCTGCCCATTCGGGGCGACCGCCGCGTGCAGTTGCATGGCATACGCCATCCGCTCTTCCAGCTCCTGCGGGGACACGGAGGGGAGCGCCTCTGCAATCAGCTGGATCGCCGGTTGCACCTCACCCGTGTAGAACTGCTGTCCTGCCTCCGTGATGCGCTGCATCTCCGTCTGCACCCGAAGGTCCTTCACCTGCTGCTCGGCCCGCTGGGCTCGCCGCTCCGGAGAGTTCTCCTGTGAGTAGGCCTCCCGCACGGCCAGAAAATAGTCTTCGTCGGTCAGGAGCCGTTCCAGCTGCGCCTCCCGCTCCTCGATGAGCTGCGCCAGCTCCTCCCGCTCAGACTTGAGCGAGACGGCTTCCCGCTCCGTCTGCTGGAGCTTCTGCTCGCGCTCCTCGTTGTACACACCGAACTGGGCGAGCTTGACCACCTTGTCCAAGCGGTCCTGCCGCACCTTGCCGTTCGCCTTGTACTCGACGATGAGGTCCGGCACCTCGACCTCCCCCTCGGCGTCCCGGAGCGTGAACTCCGTCGCCAGCCCCTCGGTGACCGTCGGGACGGCGACATAGCCGCCGGGTAACTCCAGCGCCTCGTCCGTCGTCTCCTCGGTCGCCTCCTCGGTCGCTTCTTCCTCAGCCTCTTCGGCCGTCTCAGTCACGTCCTCTGGGGCCTCGGGGGCCTCTGCCTCGGGGGCGTTGGCGGTCTTCGGGTCCTGCGGCTCAGCGGGGGCTGGCACGGCGGGCGTGGGGGTGGCGCTGGCGGTCGTCTCCGCCAGAGCCGCCGACGCGGCGTCGGCCAGTGCTTGCTGAATGTCCATCGGTCCAGCTCCTAGAATTGGCGCGACAGGGTGTCGAACTGGCCCGCCAACATCTGATCCGGCGACTGGCCCATCTGGGCCTCCTGCAGGGCCCCAATGGCGCCCATCGGCGGATTATTGCTGGCCAGCGGCAGCTGTCCCGCGGGGAAGGAGGGCGCACCGGCCGATTGGCCGGGGCCAGCCGGGGGTGCGCCGCCCATCGGCGGAGCCATTGCCCCCTGCTTCTGTGCGGCCTGGTTCGCCAAGGCCGTCCACCGCTCCTGCGCGGCGGCAATAATCGCCGGGTCAAGGTCATCCTGCAAGAGGATTTCCCGCTCCAGCACATCCTGATGGATCGCTTCGTTGTCCTGCCACCGGAGTTCGGGGACCATCGCGCCCATCCGGATGGCGTCCGCCACCCGCTTGGCCCGCGCTTCCTGGTCCTCGTCGGGGCTGGACATATCCCGCGCCACGGCGAACATCTGCCGACGGCGGTACTCCTTGATATCGATGATGCCAGACTGGAGCCAGTTGTCCAGCAGGTAGAGCCGGAAGGCCATCGGCATCGGCATCAGCGTCGCGGGCTCGACCCGGACATCCGACTGCCCGTCGAGGTCCGTGGACGACACCGCCCGGGCGAGGTCCGGCCGGCCCTTGCCGACCGCCCCCAGCGCCCGCGGGACATCATAGCCCCACGCCATCCCGGCCATCGCCACCTTGCACCAGTCCGTGAACGCCTGCGCCAGCGCGTTGACCGCGGGGCTGAAGACCCGCTCCAGCTGCTCCCGGCTGGCGATGATGGCCCGGCCCGACTCCCCGGTGACCTGCCCGCGGCTGACCGCGTTCCAGCCAGAGGCGTCCTCGAAGGCCGTCTTCTCCAGCGCCAGCGCCTCCTTCACATCCTGCCCGACCGAGAAGCCCTGCACCGGCTGGATGGAGTCCGACATCGGCCCCGCGCCCCGAATCTCAATCATCGAGGTCACGCCACCCATAAACGTCTCGGTGGCGATGGCATTGGGGCGCGTCAGGAACCGGCCGCCAGCGTTCACGCGGATGTTCTCGACCCACTTGGACAACAGGGCGTTCACGCGCATCTGGTGGTCCAGCCACTGCTCGACCACCGGGCGCGGATAGTACGACGGATCGCTGGAGCCGTCCCGGACCGCGACAATCGGGATGGCGTTCCAGAGGAGGGGCGACGGGCCAAAGACCACCGTGTCGCCCACAATGATGAGGTGCAGGCCCTCGGGGAGCGCATCCGGATGGGGGGCAACGTAGATCGTGAACCGCTCGGTCACGTCCTCGTCCCGCATCCGCTGGCCTTCCCCAATGGTCGTCTGCGTCAGGACCCACGCCCCGATGCCCTCCGACCCGCTATAGGTCGGCGCGTTGCCCGTCGAGAGGGTCGTATCCGCCGCCTCCAGCCCCGTCACGCCGTAGCGGAACGCGGCCTCGGCCTTCGTGATGACCTCGCGGATGACCACCCAGTGCGGGGCCTGCGACACCGTCGCGTTGGGCGACACACGGACCTGCTCGACCCGGAGCGTCTGGCACCCCAAGTCGCCCAGCGGCTTCTTCTGCCCAGGGACCTGCCCCAGCCGCTCGTCCCACGGGCCCTTGTCCGGGTCCCAGAACAGGTGCCAGAAGCTCACGCCGTCCGTCTGCGCCCAGAACGCCGCCTCCCGCGCCAACCGGGGCATCAACATCTGCTCGTACTGATACTCCAGCGCCAGCTGCTGAGCCTGCGCCTTGCGCTTATCGTCCGGGTCCTGCGTCGTCGGCGTCACCGAGAAGCCGGGCTTCTGGTCCATCAGGATCTGCAAGCGCTGGTCGAGCGCCTTGTCGATCATGTTGTAGACCACCCGCGCCGCATCCCGCGGACGGGCCGGCTCACGCCAGGGCCCCAGCCCGTTAGCCGAAATCCACTGTTGCCCCGCCCGGAACAGGCGGTTCCGCTCCACCAAGTGCAGGTGCATCTGCACGGCCTCGCGCCGGGACTCCCAGAGCCCTCGGCCCCACGAGGCCCACGCGGCCATATCCTCGGCCGTATTTGGGTCCGCCCCGGGGTAATCCGCCCCGTACAGCGCCCGCTGAAGGGCCGCGATGTCTTCCTCAACCGTCGCCCCGGTGTCCTCCGGGGGGTTCGGCGCGACCTCGTCGTTCGGCGTGGCGGGATCGTTGGAGAACCCCTCCATCGCCCGCACGGCGGCATCGTCCAGCAACGACTCGATAAACGGACTCGTCATTTACGCGATTCTCCCGACGCCGAAGGCGCTTCTGACCCGATTCCAGTCCCGGAGATCCTCATACCGCTCCCGGATGGACCGGAGGACCTCTTCCTGCGCCCACGGTTCCCGCTCCTGGTTCGCTACCGCCACCAAGTCCTCCGGAATCTCCACCGGCGGGGGCGGCAGTACCGACGGGGGCGCCGCGGGCTTGAACTCCCGAAGCACCGCCGCCGCGGTATGCACAAAATACACGGCCACCCCAGCCCAGAGGAGATGGATCACGAGGCTCACGCGGCATCCTCCGGCTCACTCACCAGCTTGAGGCCCAGCCGGTCCAGCGCCACGAACGGCGGCTCCTCGGTGATGTCCTCGTCCACCAGCCCCGCCGCCAGCGCGTCCACGATGTCCGTGGTCACATAGCCCGACGAGATGTAGTCCGTCGCCGGGAGGAGGCCGGTCGGGGAGCAGGCGGTCGTGAACATCCCCTCGCCCCCCGGATACTCGGCGGCAATCTCTTGCGCCAACACCTGCTCCGACGCCGGGACAATCATCGTCCGGAAGATATACTCCACCGCCACCACTTCAGCAGGCGTCTCGACCGGCACGTCAACCGGCGTCTCCACCGGCGTCTTGGTCACTTGGTCCTCGGTCACAGCGCCACCCCCGTGAGTTGGCCCACCCACCGCTCGGCGTTGCCGACGGTCACGCTATCCGTCGCCGCGCCCCGGATGACCAGCTGGAAGAGGCGACCGTTGAAGGGAAGCGTGGCGTTGTTGCGGCGACCAACGAACAGCACATATGAGCCGAAGTTCCCCGTGCCAGCATCCGCAGAACCCGTCGGGTTCGTTTGGTTAACCACGCCGTTGATTCGCGGAATGACCTCCGTAGCGCGAGCGGCGGCTCCGATATCAAACAACAGCGAGACGACATTAGTGATTGGGGCAGCAAACGTAGCCGGGGAGAAGCTCGTTTGGAGCGTTCCCTCAAGCGTTGCTCGATACGCCGCTGACGCAGGAATGTCAAAGCTAAACGAACCAGCCTGCGTGATTCCTCGGTTGCCAAACTCTACAATCTCTTGTGTCCCGGTGTCGGTGCCCTTGAATACCCCCGAGAACAGCGTGACCTTGTCCGTCCCGACATCCTGAAACGCCGTCGCCGTCGAGCCGACCTCCAACTGGGCACCCCAGAGGAACAGGCCGCTGGTTCCGTCGCCGGTGTAGGACACCGTGTTGTCTGCCGAGGCTGGATAGAACGCCACGGTGTTTGCCCCAGCCGCTGTCGTGGCCGTAATCCGACACCGATACCAGCCGTTCCCCGCGTCCTCAATACCAGCCGTCGCCGCCGCTCCAATCGTGCCCAGCGTCCCGTTGGACACATTGAAGTTGCCGAACGCATTGGTCGTACTCAACAAACTCAACTGCACCCACGAACGGCCTGCCGCCTTCACATACACACTCAACGTGTACGCCGAAGCCGCCGTCGTGTAGGATACGGAAATCGGGTGCGTGGCCGACGCTGTGGTGTCTTCGACCAGCTTGTCAGCCGTCGTAGTGCCGTCAGGGGCCGTGGTCGTGTTGGCGGTGACGCTGGAGCGGGTCTTCGTCCACGCCGCGTCATCAAACATCGTCGGCACGGTCAGCAGGTTCCGCCGGGTGCCCACGGTCCACGTCGCAAAGTCCACGTTCCCCGCCGTCGCCAGCGAGTCGTCCACGCCGTCAAACGTCAGGTTGCGCGGGAGGCCCACGTCCGCGTAGTCCGTCGCCGTCACCACCCGCTGGTAGGTGCTGGCGGTGGAGGCGGCGTCAACTTGTGCGCCCCAGAGGTAATAGCCGCTCGTGCCATCACCCGTGTAACTGAGGTTGTTGCTCGCGTCCGAGTACCAGAGGCGGAACTCGCTTGAGCTTGCCGTCAAGCTGACCGTGATGGAGGCCCGATACCAGCCACTCCCAACAGCCGTCACCGCAAACGCGGCGGGGGCATTGAAGGCACCGGCACTACTATTCCCGCTCGCATCGAACTGCCGACCCTGATTGACGCCCGCGTGATATAGGGCGATGTTGCGGGTGCCAGATGCCAGCTTGTAATACACGCTAAAGGTGTGCGAACCCGCCAGCACCGTTGGCGATTGCCCGATGTAGTGATTCCCAGCGGCCGTGTTCTCGATGAAGGCGTCAGCCGTCGTGGTGCCATCAGGAGCCACTGCTCCATTGGCCATCACCGCACCGTTGGTCTTGAGCCACGCGGCGTTGTCAAGCTGCTCGCTGTAGGTCAGCAGGTTCGCCCGCGCCTGCAACGTGGGCCGCGAGGCCGAGGTCGCTTGGATCGCGTGGTTGCCGGGGACCAGCTTGCACGACACGTTATCCACCGTGCCGATGAACGCATTCGTCCCCATAATCTGGAACTGCGTAGTGGTCGCCGTCACCAGCCATTGTTTCTTGCCAGACGTGCCGATATACAGGCTGTTGCCGAAGTCTGGCGTCACACTTCCGGCCGCGATTACCGCGTCGAGCGTCACCACATACGTCCGGCCAACCACAATCGGCACCGCCGTCTGGACAATCCAGCGATTGCCCGCCGCCGTGGACAGGCACTCGGCCGCGCCACCCACCACGGACCACCCGGGCGTGGAGCCCGTAAACGTCCAGCCCGTGGCGCTGCTGAAGTCGCCGTTCGTGACCAGCTCCGGCCCCACCGCTGCCAACCCGCCGAGCCGCTTATCAATCACCCCGCCCACCGACTGCCCGAGGGCCGTCACGGGCGTGGCGAAGGTGCTGTCCTGATACAGCGCGTGGGTCGGGAAGGCCGCGAGGAAGTCGGAGTTGAAGTCCGTGATCCGCTGGTAGGCCGACGCCGTGGACGCCTGCTCCAGCTGTGCGCCATACACCAAGACGCCAGACACGCCGTCGCCGGTGTAGCTGTTAGTGCCCTGTACAGCCTGTGTGAAGACGGCGGTGACAAACGTGGTAGTGTCCGCCGTCACGCCAAGCGTGACGCGATACCAGCCGCTCCCCACCGCCGTGACTGACGCTGAGGTGCCAGTCGGCGAGCCAAACGCCTGCGTGGTGAATGTGCCGTCCGACAGGTTGACGTTCGCCGCCCAGAACTTCGTCGCGCCGCTGTTCTCGTAGCGCACCTGACAGAAGCCGCGCTCCGCCGCCTTGACATACACCGTGTAGGTGAAGTCAGCACCGGCGGAGATGGTCGTGCTACGGAAGACGGTGTGACTTGCCGCCGCCGTGTTCTCGACCAGCTTGTCGGCCATCGTCCCGCCGAGCGGGTCGCTGAACATCACGGGGGCCGCCGTCGCCAGCGAGCGCGTGTAGGTCTGCGCCGTGGAGCCGACGACGAGCTGGGCACCCCAGACCAAGAATGTGAGCGTAGAGGCAACGCGACCAATCTGTAGCTCGGTATACGCTGTGTTCGCTACGCTGGCGCAGGTGATGATACACCGCCACCAGCCGTTGCCCGCATCAACCATCGAGACGGTCGTGTTCGCCGTCCCCGTCGAAGACACGCCCGTAGACAGGTTGAACGTTCCCGAGTACGTCGCGGTAGCGGCAACCAACAGGGTAATCGACGTTGCCGTTCCCGCCTTGGCATACACCGAGTAGGTGTAGGTCGCGCCACCCGCCGCCGCAAACAGGCCCGTGTTCGCCGGATAGACGTAGCCCGTTGCGCCAGACGAGGTGACGGTATCGCCCGTCGTCGTGCCATCGGGAGCCACCGACGTATTTGCCGTGACCGACGCTGTAGACTTGCCCCACGCTGCGTTGTCGAAATCCTGCGAGTAGAGCGCGAGGTTCGACAGCAGGCTGGCGTTCGACTTCGTCCACGCCGCGTTCTCGAAGTCCTGCGAGTAGGTCAGCAGGTTCCGCCGCCACGACACCTTCTCCGGCGTCAGGTCGCTGGGGTCGTACCACACCCCCTGCTCGCCGCTGGCGAACAGGCTATACGGACTGAACG